CCCTTGGTTTCGTCGTCAGGCATGTCTGGTTCCTGTAGATTGTGGAACATTGCTCCACTGTCGTTCGGATAGCAGTTCGGGCACGCTCCGCGATCGAACACGAGGATGTGGTTCGGGGTCACCGGACCGGCGATCCTGGTTGCTCCAGGCAGCCGAGGATCCGGGGCCTCCGGGGAGGCGAGGCCAGTCGAGAGCGAGAGTTCGCCCGCGTTGGCCTTTGCCGCAATCGCCGGGTCCGAGAACACGATGGCGCCCTTAAGGACCTTCTCGCCAATCTCCGTCAGATGAGCGGCGGATACGCTGCCGACCGTGCGGAATTTTGCAGGCAGGTTGCCGGAGGCTACATCCTCGAACCGCGGATGTTCTGCAGGCTTCCCCGGCTCCGTCTCAACATAAATCACTGGGACGGTGTTCCAGTGGTCTACGGTCGGCGCGAAGTGCTTCGAGTCGTAGAACACGTATCGCCCGTTGTTCCGGTGGTACACGTCGAGGCGTTGGAGCGTGACGTCGTGGAGGTTGGCAAAAGCGTTGGATTTCTCTCCACAAGACATAGAATATGCTTAGCAATCATACGGTATATAAAAAATTGTGGCCCTTTTTTGGGCACTCTACGCATTATACGGCGCTGTTTTCGGAATTGCCCCGCTCAATCGCGCGTAAATCGATCTGCTTTTCGAGGTGGGTAATGAACCCGGTGACCCCTCGCGGGCCGTGGAACCGGGATTCGAGGCCATACCGGTCCATGTATCGTTTCAAACGGACGAGGAGGTCTTCTTCGTCGTCAGGGAGGGTCGCGTTCTTGAGGCGGCGCTGGTAGTTCCGGATCGTGTGCCGGGTGACGTTAGTGTCGGCAAACTCGGGAAGTTTCAGGATGTCGGCCGGGAACAGGTCGAGGTTCTCCCGGATGATCTGGATCTGGCGATCGGTGAGTGTCGGTGGGCGAGTCATACTTCGAGTTCCTCTGGTGTTAGGGTGATGCTGTCGGATTCTTCCACGGCGGCACCTTCTTCCTCGACGCGGTAGTCGGCGTCGATGAGGATGCACCGGCAGTTTGGTTCGCCGAGCCAGGGGGCTTTATCGATCGGATAGATCTTACCGTGCCGGGCGGCGTGCTCCGGTCGGGTGGTTTCGAGCAGCGCCGAGATGTATTCAAGGTAGTGGACGCCGGTCTTCAGGTAGGTCGCGACCCGGGCGTCGGTCCGGATCTTCTGCGCCTCGGTCCGGGCGGCGGTGACGGCGTTGTGAGCGGTGCTGTCGAAGTAGCCCCGGAGCTCGCGGGCGATCTGGTGCGGATGCATACCGTCCCGCTGCCCCTCGCCGATGATGCGGAGGATCTCCTCCTGGTCGCGCGTGGCCATGTCGGCGAGCCACGGCTTGAACGTGCGGCGAGTGGTGACGGAGGCGCGACCGTCGCCGAGGTCTTTGACGACGCGCTCGATGATATCGGTCCCGCCCTTCGCGACCTGCGCCCGGTAGGCGGCGACCTGCTCCTTCGTGATACCCTCGACGATCTGCCGGGTGAACTTGTCGGCGGTCCGGCGCCGGAGTTCGCCGAGGGTTGAGTCTACTGCGACCGGGACGAGGGTCTCGGCCTCCTCGATGAGCGCGGCGGCGATCGCCTCCTGCCGGTCCGCGAGGACTTCCTCGATCAACTTTTGCTGCTCGTCGGTCGGCATCTACACCCCTTTCTGCAGGATGCGCTCAATCGCCCGGAGGCTCGCCTCGTTCGCGGCGATAATCTTGCGTTCTGCCGCGGAGACCCGCCGCCCCTCTTTACGCGTGAACCCGGCGAGGTTCTCGAAGAGCGCCGGCGCCGCCGCGTAGGTCGCGTCGAGTTCCGCGCGGACCTCGTCGGTGAGTTCGCCGAGGTCGAGTTCGGAGAGGTTGCGCCGGATGTCGTCGCGGGTCAGGGCCTTGCCCTCGATGCCGACCCGGAGTTGTTCGACGATGACCGTGGACCGGTCGAGTTCCGGGCGCTTGAGCTGGATGCGGACATTCAGGTCGTCGTAGCCGTTCGCCGTCAGGACCGGTTGCAGGAACGCCTCATACTGCTCCTCGATCCACGCCTGCGTGCCACCGATGAAGTTGTTCCAGACCCGCATGGCGCCGCTATCCGAGGCCCCGATCACAGTGCCGGCGCCAGACCGGAGGACGGTTGTCGGGTTGAAGTAGAACTCCAGCCAGGAGGCGAGGAGTTTGAGCCGGTCGGCGGCTGTCTGGCTCTCCCGGATCTTGACGTCAGGGAACGCCACGCCGGGCGGGATGACGAACCCGGTGTCCTTGCCCCATTTGCGGACGAAGTTGTCGCCCCAGGTCTTGAGGTCCTGCGTGATCGTCTCGGTGATCTGCGGAAAGATGAGCGGCGCCCCGACCCGGTGCACCTGCTGATCAGCGGCCTGGTTCGCATGGTCGATGGCGCCGATGACATGATATGCCGGGAGGCAGTAGGCCCGGCCGGCGGGGAACGGGGTGCTCGGGTCGCGGATGATCGTGAAGTTCTTGAGCTCGTGCAGCGTCAGGCTGCCGTCGACAGTCTGGTAGGCCCGGACGCGCTTCTCCTTCGCGTCCCAGACGATGCCGGGCATCAGGGGGTTGGGAGGAGCCTGGAACATGTCGAGGTTTCGCGGCGGTTGTCGGAACGTGATCGCCGGCAGATCGCGGATCTCGTCGATCTCGTAGCGCCCGTTCCGGAACGCATATCCCGCGCTCTTGACGCTGCATCCGTGGCTCATGGTGTCGATCCATGCGGTCTTCATGCTCGGGTAGACGCCGACCTCTTCCGCGACCCGGGCAATCCATTTCGAGAGGTCGTCGACCCGTTCGAGGTCGCGGTCCTCGACGTAGATGTCCGGCGCCCCGGGGAAGACCTGCGGGAGGAGGTTGACGATCTGCGTAGCGAGGTGGATGTTCTG